TGTAGCGGTTGGAGTCGGAGGGCCGGCCCGCGATTTGGTGCCCGGGGCCGCCCACGCCCTTGATGGCGCGCACCCACTGCGGTTGCCCGTGGACGCGGCGCGCCTCCCGCGGTTTGACGTAGCGGTAAACGTGCTCCGTGTGGAGGCCGCCGGAGTCAATGGCCACCATGCGGATGGTGAGCTCCCGGCCGGACGCGTGCGTGAACGTGCCGCCCAGGAGCTCATCCAACGCCAGCCACGTGTCCGCGAGCTCCGGTGACCCCTGGAGCTGGTGGAACGCAATGAGCCAGGACTCCTCCTCCGCGCCCCACCCCACCACCGCGAGCTCCAGGCGGTCCCCTTGTACGTCCACGCTCGCGGTGAGGAGGCCCACTCCGTCCGGCACCTCCGCCGGGTAACTCTCGACACGCGCGGCGAGGTTGGTGGCGTCCACGGACTCCCCGCGCTCCTCCCAGGTTTCACCCAGGACCGTGTTGACAAACTTTTTGAGGAGCGCCGGGTCCCGCCGCTCCTCCAGGGCCGCGGTGGCCTTGCGAAACTCGCGCGCGCACTCCGCCCAGGAGCGCCAGCCGAGCGGCGCGTACAACGTGGAAATGTGAAAGCCGGCGGTGCGGCCGTCGCCGGTGGCGGTCGCGCGCCACTCGCCGCGCGCCAGGAGCTCATCCTTGTGGCGCTCCTCCGTGAGCGCGCCGCACGCGTCGCACCGGAGCCGCACGTCATCCGGCTCCGCGTCCGTCCAGGTGATGCGCTCCCACCGGATAAAGTCCATGGCGCCGCACGCGAGACACGGCACAAAGTAGTGCCGTTGGTCGCTGGCCAAGTATTCCGCCTCAATGCGCGAGAGGCCCTTGAGGGTGGGCGTGGATGTTAGGAGCACCTTGCGGCGCGCAAAGGTTGCGGTGCGCGCCTCCGCGAGTCCCACCGGGTCACCCTCACCCTCCACGTCCGCCGGGTAACCGTCCACCTCATCCAGGAACAAATAACGCACCGGCATGGAGCGGAGGCCCACCGCGGAGTTGGCGCCGGTAATCATCAACATGCCGCCGGGAAATTCCTTCTCGAAAAGCGTATTGCCGGAGTCGCGCGAGCGCGCCTCCGCCACCTTGCCGCGGAGCGCGGGCGTGCTCGCAATCATCGTGGCCAGCCGTTGCTTGGAGACTTTTTTGGCCACGTCCACGGTGGGCTCCACCATGAGCGCGGGTCCCGGGCACACGTCCACGATGTAACCCAACCAATTGAGGCCCACGCGCGTTTTGCCGAGCTGCGCGCCGGCAATCATCACCACGCGTTCCACCGGGGAGGTGGGACTGAGGCAGTCTGCGACGCCTTGAATGTAGGGTGTGCGGGCGGTGCGAAACGGCCCGGGCTCCGCGGAGTCCTTGGAGCTCAGCGTGATGTTGGCGTCCGCCCACTCACTCAAGGTGAGGAGCCGGTCCGTGTCCCAGGCCGTGGCCCAGGTGTCAGAGAGCGCGCGCACCGGCCGCGATTTCGTTGGCCACCCGCTCCACCTCCTCCCGGAGGATGCGGTGGCACTCACCCACGTCCAGGCCAGCCGCCAACCGCGGCGCCAGCCGTTCCGGGAGCGCCAGGAGCATGTCCCGGGCGCGCCGGCCCAACTTGAACACCTCCGCGCGGACCGCCTCCGCCTCCAGGAGCTCCCCGGAGCGGCGCCGGTAGTCCAGCTCCGCCAGCTTCGCCAGGAAACTCTCCCGGTCCGCCCGGGAGGCCGCGTAGGTGACGCCCTGGGCGCCCGTATGGTGCCCGGGCGCCGGCTCCTCATCGCCCGCCTTGTGGCGTACCTGGGCCGGGTCCGTGGCCGTCCTCCAGGCCCTATCGGCCGCCCTGGGGTCAATCCGGCCGGCCTTGTCCGCCTGGATGCGGCCGGACTTGATGGCCTTTTGGACGGAGGTGTGGCTCAACCCGCGTAGGCGGGCGTACGCGCGCCCGGTCAGCCGGCCGGACTTAACCGCGTAAGTCCTTGACGCGCTGGCACGCTTTTTGGCGCGCATCACCACCCCCCCGGCAACCCGGTGGGGAACGTGGACGCTAACGAATAACCGGGGCCGCCGGCACCCGCGGTGGACTCCGGGGGGTAAGGACCCATCGCGCACGCTGAGCGAGAGGTACTACTTACCGCGGCCGGCCAAGCGAGAGTCCCAAGCGCATGAGCACGCGTTGCGCGCGGCCACATAGCCACGCACCAAGCCACGTGCGGTGCGCGTGGTGCAAGTAGTCGGAGCACGTCCAGCGCACTCTGATTGGTTCGCGCACGCGTCACCGCGTGAGCACGAGCGCAACGAACGTGAGTGCGAGCACGAGCAAACCCACGGCAATGCCCAACGGCACCATCCAGGCCAGTTTGCGCTCATGCGGCCACGCACCGCGGCGCGTGGTGTCAATGCGTATGTTAGGAGTTAGGCGTTTCATTTGAGCCGGAAAAAATGTTGGTTGAAGTAGTCGCCAAATTTATTGGCGCTCGCCAGGGCAATCTCAATGAAGGTCAACATTTTGCGCACTTGAACGTGCGGCTTGAACGCGTACAACAAGCGCACGTCCGCGCGTTTCGGTCCGGTGCGCTGAAATACTCCGCCACTCGGCAACGTGCGCGTGTGCGTCAGAATGAATGTGCGTTGGTTGCCCTTCCAACTCTTGGCGCTGCCGCGGTAGGTGCGGCGCCGTTTTTCGTTGGCGTTGGAGGGTTTGAACGTGCCGCGCATGCCGAAGTTGAGCGAGTTAAAGCGCATGTTGGACGGCACGGAGTCCGCGAAACTTGGACGCGCCGCGTTGCCGGTGATGGGCACGGCCTCCGCGCGCCCGGTGAATGGCGGACGCGCGCCGCCGGTTTGCAAGAGCGAAAGCAACAACCGCTCCTTTTGGTCAATGCCAATCTCAGCAAACGTGCGGTCCTGTTTCACACTCGCAAAAGCAAAAATCTTTATGCGCTTGTCCACAAAGTCCGGCTTGCGGATGGTGAACACTTCGCGCATCTGCGCGCGTGCGCGTGCCTGGGCGTCTTTTACGCAATCGTTGAGCGCCTGAGCCACGGAAAAGGCTAAGTTTTTTTCGTAGCGTTGGGCGGTGGAGTCCAACACCGACACGTCAAACTCAACGCTAATTTTCACCGCATCCCCCCGCCTGGAGCATGAGCTCCCGGAGCTCAGGTACTACCGGCAGCATCAAAAACTTGGTGAGCCACACGCGCATTTGCGCCTCCTCCAACCGTGCGCTTTGCTCGCGCTTGAAACTCTCGCTTGTGCGCGGCTCACCCGGTTGGCGGCGCCGGCTCACGTGCGGGCATCCGGAACGTAGTAACGCCACACGGTCCGGAACAGCTCGCACATAGCGAGTTGGGCGCCGCCCACGAGCACCACAACCGCAATGCTCACGTGCGCGTCACGCGGCCGCGCACGGTGACCGTGCCAAAAAACGGGTAAGAGGTTTTCCCGCCGGAGTCCGTCATTTCCACGTCCCACACGTAGGCGCTCATGGGGTCCGCCTCATCCTCACCGGCGAGGAGCGCCGCGGTATCGTTGGCGTTGAGCGTGAGAGTCACCACGCCGCTGGTGGTGTCGGTCGCAATGTCGGCGCCGAAGTTGGCGAGCACCGCGGTACTCCGCCAGTTTTTGCGGAGTTGGGCGTTGAAGGATGCGCCGGCAAGGTCAACCGGTGATTGCGCCGCGTCCAGGATGGTGAGCGCGTGCGAAAAATCCGCACCTTGTTGGAGCTCCAGGTCCAGCTCCGTGCCCACGTTGGAAAACTGTGTTGCCATCGCATCCCCCCGGGTGAGCGAATGCCCACCGGCTCCAGGTACTACCGCGCGCGGGTCAGCGCGCGCATCAATTCAAAATGGTCCACCACGTCATCCGCGGTGAGCGTGCCGCCGGACAAGCGCCGCAGCTCGCGGATGCGCTCCCCGTTGGGCTCGTGGGCGCCTTGCACCCACCGCTCCACCGTGCGCCGCGTTACGCGGGCGCGCGGATTGAGTGAGCGCAAACCGGTGGCAACATTCTCGACGCCAAACTCAAATATCCAGCTCCGCAGTTTCGAGCCGCTTGGCATGTTTCGCCCTCTCCCCCTCTTGCCGCCCGCGCTCGTGCGCGGCCTCCAACAATTCCTCCACGTCGCGCGTGCGCACATAGGCGCCCTGGACCACGGACGTTGCCACCATACCGTTGGGGGTCCACGCATAGCACTCCACGTCAGCCACGGCCATGTTGCACCTCCCGTTTTTTGTTATGGCTCACATTTCCACCCGCGTGCCGCCAGTACACGCATGGTCATTTCGATTGCGTCACGTGGCCGGACGGCCACTTGTTCAAACCGCAACACGGTCCAGCCCAGGAGCGCCGCCGTGTTGTATTTGAGCATGTCCTCACGGATGCCAGTGATTGACGCGTGGCGGCCGCGAACAACGAGCACAGGCCCGTTTTTGTCATGCAACCGTTGCACCGCAAGGCCCTCAATCTCAACCGCCAGCCAGTAATCCGGGAAACAAAAGTCAAAGCGCCACAACCGGCCGGTTGCTTCCTTGGCAAAAAGGAGCTGGCGCACCATTGGAGGCAAACGAAACGCCACGCATTGCGAGGCAAAAACGTCCTCTGCGGTTTCCGCTCGTGGTCGCGCGTCCTGGGCCTCCAACACACTCCCCCCATGTCTCACTTTCGGTTTTTGCGCCGGGAGTCCCTGGCCATGCGGTTGCGCATGCGCTGGCGCCGGACGTTGGCGGTGAACCACGGCGCCGCGGAGCTCACGTGCGCGCGCTTGCCGGCGCGTGCGGTGTTGTGGCGCGGGTTGCCGGCCATTAGTTGAGCTCCACGCGCTCACAACACTCCAGCGGCACCGGCCGCCAAACGTGGCAACCGGCCGGAGTGCCGAGACATTCAAGCATGGCAATCCACTCTCCGGCCGCGTCCTGGCATAGCGATGAAACACGGAAAACCGCATCCGTGCCCACCACCGTCACCATGTCACCCGCGCGGAGCATCACTGCACCGTCGCGGCCGCGGAGTCATTGGCGTCCGGCGCGGTGAGCGGGAGCTCCGGTTGCTTGTCCTTGTGGCGCTCGCGCGCGTCCATGAGCGTGAGTTTTATTTCCCGGTGTTGGTGCTCCTGGAGTAGGAGGTTGTCCTTGCCCAGGCCCGGGTGCAGCGTGAGGTGCGCGGCGAGCTCCGTGAGGCCGCCCACTTGTGGCGTGAGCGTGATTTTGGATAACACGCACGCCGGCCGGCCCAGGTCCGCCTCATCATCGTCCTGGTAATGCGGCTCCTCCGCGGTGAAGGTGAGCACGCGGTCACCGCTCACGGTGAGCTCCAGGCCCTCCGCCTCAAATGCGCCGCTCACGCGGAAGCATTCCCCGTTCCACCACGGCATGGGCTCCGCGAGACTGCCGCGCGTGTTGTACCAACACGCGTGCGCGTACTTGTCGCGCAAAAACGTGTTGAGCTCATCGTGCGAGAGCATGAGGCCGGTGAGCGGGAAGGTGAAAGCGCCCTCCCAATCGTCGCCGTGGTATTCCGTGTTGTTGGAAAACTTGCCGAGCCGGCACACTTTCCCCTTGAGGTTGAGCACCGGGGTGGTGCGTTTGGACTTGGGTTTTTTGCTGCGCTTTTTCGCCATGTCAGGCTCCAGTGTTGGGTGTTGCATCCAGGTCCACGAGCACCGCGGCCTCACACCGGCGCAAGCATTCCACATACATGCCGTGCGTGCGTTGGCCTTGGTTTTTGGCCTCCATGTCACAGAGCTCATCCAGGAGTTGGCGGAGGCCGCCGTACACCGCGCCGTGGCGCGCAATGTATTGCTCCAGCTCCTCCGATTTGACCACGTTGCGTTGCTTGCACAACGCGCGCTCCAGGTTGAGCACCACGATGGAGCGCCAGTACCCGCGCGTGTAGTCCGCGGCGCCGCGGCCCGCCTGGGCCTTGCTCGCGGCCTTGCCCAGGATGGCGGCAAACTCATCCAGGGTGGGCGGGTGCGACCGGTCACGCTCCGGCCGGTCCTTGAGCGCGGTGAGCGCATCCGCGACGTTGGCCGGTGTGAACCGGTCCAACACGTCGCGCCACGCCTTGGTGGGCGCGTCGCCATACTCCGTGAGCCAGCGCTTGCCGAAACGCTCACCCATGGAGCTCCAAAACCTTACCGCGGCCTTGTTGGTCATCATGCGTTGAGCTCCACCGCCGGCCCTTTCGCGCACTCCAGTTGCGCCGCCTGGATGGCCGTTTGGAGCGCGGCGAAACTGAGCGCGGCGCCGCCGTCCTCCAGGGTGAACACCACCCGGAGGGTGAGCGTGGAGTCCGTGAGGCCGGGGTGCTCCGTGTAGTGGGCGCCGGCCGCGTCCAGGTGGCGCCGGAAAACCGGGAGTTTCCAGGTGTCAATCACCACGCCGGCCACCTTGGCGGGTGCGCTCACGCGGGCACCGCGAGGGCGCCCAGGTCATCACCGTCCTCCCCGCCCAACTCACGGAGCCGGCGCATTTGCGCCTCGAAAGTCGGCTTGCCACCGGTGGGGAGCGGGAACGCCTCTCGCCACCGCCCGCCCGGTTCGCTGAAAAAATCCCGCGGTGAGCGCACAAAGCGCGTGCCGCACTCCCGCGCGACGCACTGCGCCGCGTAGCGTTCGCACCCGGCAAGGAGCTGCGCGGGGTCCGCGCCCTCCTCCAGCCGCTTGGCCAGCTCGCGCTCCGCCAGGAGCCAGTCCGCTCCCGGGTAGCACCCGGCCGGGTAGGCTGCGCGGACTTGCTCCAGGAGCTCCCACCGGTCCCACCGGTCCGGTGGCACTTCCGCCACGCGTGCCGGCTCCGGTGGCTCACCGGGTGAGCTCGTGGTGAGCTCCGGGAGCACCGGCGGCCCCTCGCACGCGCACGCGCGCGCGTTCCGCTCCCTTCCATTCCCTTCCCTTCCCTTCCCTTCCAATCCCCCGGTACTCATACCGGACGTGTCCGGTACTGGTGCGGGAGAGCTCACGGACTGAGCGCGGACCGGCGCCGGACTCTCCAGTTTGGGCGGTGCCGGGTAGTGGGATTTTTTAGGTTTGTTAATGACTTGGTGGCGCTTGAACGTGGCGAGCTGGAAAAGTGGCTCACCGGTGTCGGAGGAGTACAGCTCCAGAAGCCGCTCCCGGACCAACTCCTGGAGCCAAGCGCCCACTTGGTCCGGCTTTAGAGCATCACCGGGGAAAATGGCGGCATTGAGGCGCCGCAAGTCGGCGCCGCCGCGGCCCTCATCATCCGCCTGGGTGATGAGGCCAACAAACAACAACCGCGCGGAGTGGGTGAGGTTCATTACTTGCGCGGACCCCCACAAGTCCGGCTTGATTGTGCGAATACGCGCCACGTTGCGCCCCCGTTCTCAGAACTTTGGCCACCCCCTCAACGCCTTGGGCGCGCGTGTCAGCTTGCGCGCCAGGAGCCGGTGGCGCGCCTTAACTGGTATCGAATGGCACGGCGGTTGGCCGGGGTCAAAGGCCGAGCGCGCGGTCAAGGACCGCGGACCCGGTGGAGAGGCTGGAGCGTTTGGCCCGGGCGCGGGCGCGCTTGGCCGCGGCCGCGCGTTCCGCCTCCCGCCGCCGCCGCGCTCGCACGCGGGTGCGGCGCGTTTGCCGCGCCGCATCACGGCGCTCCTGGGCGGTCATGGGGTGGCTGTCGAAGTAGCGCGCAATGCGCTCCACGGTGACCACGGAGGGGTGCTGTGATTCCCGCGTGGCAATTTTCTTGAGCGTGGGGAGCGGCACCCGGGCGGCCCTGGCCACGGTCTGCCACGTGCCTTTCCGCACCCGGAGCTCCCGCAGAACATACCCATAAACGGACTTCCGACGCATGGCGGCGGAGTCTGCGGCCCACCCCCCGGCTTGTCCATAGGCGTTGCCACAATTGCGACCCTGGGCACGGTTCCGCTATATTCGGCACCCATGAGCCGCACGCGCACCGTTAACGGTCCCAATTGGCGCCAGGATGAGGTGGTGGACCGCATGCGCGCACGTGCGCGTTTGTGCTTCTTTTGCGGCCTTTGCGTGCTCCTGGCCGCGGTCTTTTTCGCGGAGGGCGTACACACCATGCTCCGCCCCCTCCTCACGGCCCTCCAGGCAGTCCCGCACCGGTAATGAGCTGGCGAGCTGCGGCCGCGGTGCTCGCGGCGGTTTTCGGCTTGGCGTGTTTCGCGGTGGCGCTCGCCGCGGACCCGCCGCGGCTGCGCGTGCGGCGCAACCGCCGGGTCCGGCGGCCACAATACGGTGCCGGCCGACTACCGCCGCCGGCCGCAAGGAGCATAGTGGCCAACTCACCGGAAATGGAGGCCGCGAAATGGAAGCATTGAAACTCCCCACCGCGCGGTTGCTCAAGCTGCGGGAGCTCCAGCTCCGCGCCGTCCTCCTCAAGGTGGAGTCCGGACGCCTGCCCTCCGTCCGTGACTGCGCCAGCATGCAATCCGCCGCAGACATTCTCGGCACACTGTCCAACACCATAACGTCAATTGTCGGAGGCGCCAAAGAGTATGAAACAACCAACACCGGCCGCGCGGAACGCGGCACACCAACCCCACCGCCCGGGCACCACACCAATGGCCGCCCAGGACGGCGCGCGCCAATCGCTGGTGGTGAGGATGGCCGGCAAGTTTGGAGTGGACCCGGACAAGATGCTGGCCACCTTAAAAGCCACCGCATTCCGCACGGAAAAGGTTGAGGTCACCAATGAGCAAATGATGGCCTTGTTGGTCGTCGCGGACCAATACAACCTCAACCCCTGGACGCGGGAAATTTACGCGTTTGTGGACTCGCGCACCGGCGGCATTGTGCCGGTGATTGGCGTGGATGGTTGGGTGCGCATGATAAACCAACATCCGGCCATCCAGTCCGGCCCCACGTTCAAATACCCGGACGGTTTTGCGGATGAGCCCGGGGAGCTCGCCGCCTGGATTGAGTGTACTATCGCGCGCCGCGACCGCGGTGAGCCCACCACAATCCGCGAATACATGGCGGAGTGCCGGCGCGACACCACGCCCTGGAATACGCACCCCAACCGGATGTTGCGCCACAAGGCCCTCATTCAGTGTGCGCGGTACGCGTTTGGATTCGCCGGGGTGAGTGATCCGGATGAAGCCGAGCGCATCATGGAGGCCGCCGGCCGCACGTTTGAGCACGAGCCCACGCCGCGGCCGCTCCCGCGCGCCACGGAGCCGGACAAACCGGCGCTTGCGACAACGGACCAACTCAACGCCATAAGCGCCGCCATCGTCACGGCCGGTGAGGCGCGCAACAATTGCGCCCAGGTGTTGAGTGATTTGCGGGACCACTTCAGCGTCAAGGAGCTCACGGAGCTCACGTTTGAGCGCGTGCCGGAGGTGCTGGCATGGCTGCGCGCAAGGTGAGAGGCAGTGAACCAGCAAACCGCACGCCTCCTCCGCAACAAGGCCGTGGAGGTGGCGCTCAATTTCTCCCGGCCGGACCGCGGCGGCAATCCGGCCGCGGAGGTTTTCCAGGTGGACCGCACCGTGGTGCTGTCGGAAGTCACCGCGGCCGTCATTTTCCACAAGTCCTCCGGCAAAAAGGCCGTGGCGTTTTTCTACTACATCAATTCCCGCGCCGCGCCGCGGTGGGAGTATTTTTTCATCACGTACACGCACCTCACGTGCCTGGACCGCGTAAAGGAGTTGTTGTTTGACGTGGAACAACACAACTACGCGGTGAGCGTGGAGGAGCTGGAGAATGCGCCGCCCACGCAACGCCGGCTTGAGGCCATTTAATTCTCAGCGTTAGGCGCCCGCCTAACATCAACCAAACGGACAGAGGAGTTTCTATGTTCCAACTCTCAGCAAGTGGCACCCCCCGCGCGGTGCTGGAGCAAATTGACCGCCAGAACGCGGCCCGCGGCGCCAACCCCTCCGAGGATGGTTTGCGCAACAAGGTCATTGGACTGGTGCGGGACACTGCCCAGGCCGCGGACCAAGGCCATACGTTTACGGTCCAGGCCCTTGGCTCCCAGGAGGGCGGCAAGGTCAAAACGCTCAGTCTCCACATGGCCACCACGGAGGAGTAAGGCCCTCCCGCGATGACGGCCGGCCGCGCGGTGCTCCCCAGGCCGCGCGGCCGTTTCTCCTGGAGTACAACCAACAATGCCCGCGCCCTCCGTTCAGCCCCTCACGTTTGACCCGGTGGAGCACCGTTACCGCCAGGGCGCGCGCGAGCTCCCCGGTGTCACCCGCGTGTTGGAGCTCGTGGATGAGTTTGAATGCGTGCCGCCCGCGCTCCTGGAGCGGCGCCGCGAGGAGGGCCGGCTCCTCCATGAGGCCATGGCGTTGCTCGCGCGCGGCCGCCTGGACTGGAGCTCGTTGGACCCGGAGCTCCACCACTTTGTGGAGTGCGGCCAATCGTTTCTCCATGAGTCCGGCATCAAGGTGGTGGCGAGCGAGACACGGGTGGCGCACCCGTTGGGATTCGCCGGCACGCTGGACGTGTTGGGCATGCTCGCGCCGCCCGCCATTGACTTGTTTGACTACAAGAGCGGCCTCACCGTGCCGCGCTCCGTGCGCCCGCAAACCGCCGCGTACAAGGAGGCGGTGGAGCATACGTTGGGCCTCAAGGTGCGGCGCCGCTACTGCGTCCAGCTCAACCCGGCGCTGCCGCACGGGTACAAGTTGCACCTCCTGGCCGACACCTCTGACTGGCACATTTTCCTCTCGTGTTTGAATGTCTGGAGGTTCAAAAATGGTTGATGAGGTGCGCGTGGTTCACTGCCGCTCGTGCGGCGCGCCCATTGTTTGGCTCGACACCAACAACAACCGGCGCATGCCGGTGGACGCGGCCACGGTGCGGCCGGAGGATAGGTCCTACGAACAAGGCCAACACGTGTGCCACTTTGCCACGTGTCCCCAAGCCAACGAGTGGCGGAGGCCACGCGGATGAGCGCGGACCCGGACGCGGCGGACCCGGCCGCCCAGGTGCAACCGCTCGCCCTGGCGAGCGTGCGGTACATGCGCGAGTGCGCCAGCTACAAGGTAACCACGGAGGATGACTACCGCGCGGCCGGCGGCATGCTCACGCACATCAAGGGCCGCCTGGGTGAGCTCGCGGAGCTGCGCCTCTCCATCACCCGGCCCATGGACGCGGCCAAAAAGCGCGTGTTGGATTTGTTCCGCACGCCGGAGGCCAACTACTCCGCGGCCGAGCGCGGCATCAAGCTGGCCATGGCGGCCTTTACCACCCGCCAGGAGGCCGCGCGCCGGGAGGAACAACGGCGCCTGGATGAGGCCGCCCGCAAGCGCGCGGACGCGCTCCGCTCGCGCGCCATGCTCGCGGAGTCCGCCGGCAAGTCCGGCAAGGCCGCGGAGCTGGAGGCCAAAGCCAACACGGTGGTGGCGCCGGTGCTCCCGAAGGCAACCCCCAAGGTGGCCGGAGTCCAGGTGCGCGAGGTGTGGAAATTCGCCATTGAGGATGAGGCCAAGCTGCCGCGGGAGTACACCATGCCGGATGAGCAAAAAATCCGCCGCGTGGTCCAGGCCCTCAAGTCGGACGCGCGCATTGCCGGTGTGCGCGTGTGGAGTGAAAACACCGTGGCGGCCGGCGCCACCACACGTGAGGAGTGAGGCCAATGGTTGCACTGAGTTGGTTTTTGCGCGTGTTGGCGCTCGTGTTGTTCATTCTCGCGGCCATCAACGTGCCGTCCCCGCGGGTGAGTCTCGGTTGGGCCGGCATGGCGGCGCTCGCGGTCTACTGGATATTTTTGCGGTGATGACAACCAACACGTGAGGGTGATGACATGAAAGCTAAAAACGGCAACGGCCACAAACGGACCCGCCGGGAAATGATGGCGGCCTATCCACTCCAGGAGGCGCCCAACTTGGGCTCCTTGGCCAAGCGCGCCGCGCGCGTGTTCAAGGATTTCGAGCGCCGCATAGCGCGCCTGGAGCGGGGCGCGCGGTGAGGCGCCGGGTGCGTGGGCTCCTGGCGTGCCGCTACTGCGGCCACGTGTACTCCGCGAAATGCGGCGCCCACGGTTGCCCAAACTGCAACGGGGAGGGGTTGGACAATGATGGCGGCCGGGTTGGTGGTGGGCCTTACGTTGTGGCTCCTGACAATGCCGGGGCGGAGGAGGCGCCGCGAGCGCGAGCTCGCCGCACTCCGCAGTCCGGAGGAGGTAGTGGATGACGCGATTGCACGGGCACAAGCGCACGCGCGGGTAAACTCTCGGACCCGCGTGTGAGCGTGCGCGCGGAGGTGGCGGCCGGCCCCTGGCCCCCTTGGGGACTGGCCGCCACTGACGTGTCCCCCAACGAAAAAGGCCGCCCAAGGTGGGCGGCCCTTTTCTTTTGCGGTGTGAGCTCCTAACAGTCATACGGTGGAAACGTAGCGCGCTCGCCGCGGTCCGCGTTGTCCGCGTCCTCCCGGTCCACGGCCGTCCGGCACCCGGCGCAGTAAATATCCCCAGGAGCCGGTGGGAGCTCGCACCCGGCCGGGTGCGCGCACTTGGGCTCCAGGGTGATGCCCTGATAAAACCACGAGTCCGGCCGCCCGCGCGCCGGTTGGAAACGGTGATTCCAAAACGGCACAAACGTGGTGTACCGCTCCGGGGTGCCAACGTCATGGTAGTGGTCGCGCATCGCGCACACGGCGCCCACTTCCGTGCCCGCGCCCAGGTCGCGCGGCCGCTCCTCAATTTTGAGGATGCGGCCCACAACGATTTTGTGCGGCCACTGACAGTGAAACTCCACGAGCTGGCCTACGCTGAAGGTCCGGCCGTCCGGTGTGGTGTGCGTGTCCATCACAGCACCTCCGTTTGGAAGGTTTCGCCGGTGATGGCATCGTGGTTGAGGATGACGCACCCCTTGCGCGTGCGGTGCTCACTCACGCGTGACCACACGATGCGCGAGAGGCCCAACCGCTTGGCCTTGTCCACGGCCTCCTCACCGTACAGGCCCTCCAGGTGGCGCTCATACGCGTCCCGCTCCTCCTTGGCCACCTCCTCCCCGGTGCGCCGGCTCACAAGCGCCGGGGAGCCGGGTGTGTAGCGCGGTGCCACCGAGTAGTACCACCGCTCATCCGGCCGGGAGCTCTTGCGCCCGGTGGCGAGCTGCGCCGGTGAGGCCGGCTCCCGCGGCCAGGGCCGCGGCAAGGGCGCCGCCTGTGGCTCACGGATTTCAAAGCCGGCCGCGCGGAGGTGCGCCGCAATCCGCGCGCACGTGTCGGCCGTCCAGGTGGTCCAATCCAGCTCCCGCGCCACCCAGGCCAGGAGCTCATCCGGGTCACCCTTGAGGCCGCGCGGGAGGATGTTGTGCGGCGCCGGAGTGGTGGAGCTCGTGGCGGTGAGCTCGCGCACCTGGGCGCTCACTCCGTGGTAAGACTCCAGGGCCTCCAGGTGCGCCATGGTGGAGCTCTGCGCCATGTCCTTGCCCTGGGCGTCAAGGAACCACGCTACGGAGCCGGCAAAGCCCTCAAACTCCACGGTCCAGCCGCGCGCCGCCGCGATGGCGCGCGCTCGCGCGCGGAATTGTTGCGCCGGGTCCGGGTTGGTCGCGCGGATTTTCGCCGCCGCGTCCGCCCGCTCGCCGGGTGTCATCTGATTGCGTTTCATACTCGTTGTCCTCTCGGTTGTTGGTTGTTGATGCCTGGGAGCGCATCCGCATGCCGCGCCATCCCTGGCCGGCATGAGGGTGAGCTCACCGCACTCCGTTGTTCACCGCCTCCACGCGCGTGTTGTAGAGCTCCGCGGCGGCCGCGGCCTTGTCCGCCAGCGCGCGCGAGTGGTGCCAGGAAAGGACAAACCACTCACTCCCGCGCTCGCGCGCGCGCTTGATGCTGGACGCCTGAGACTCCGCGAAACCTTCGTGTTCGTACTTGATGAAATTCTCCAGTGAGCCGCCGCGCTTGTGGAACCACTCCGTTTCGTGGTCCACGTGCCACTTGTCCACCGCGAAACCCTCCCGCATGCCATAGCCGCCCTGGCCGCGCACGTAGTCGGCACGGCCGCCTACGCCCGCTTGCATCACCTGGACCGCGTGCGCGTAGGACTCGCGCGCGTCCCGCTCGCGGCGCGCCTTGGCCTCCGCGGTGTCATAGGAAAGGATGCGCGCCACTTCGCGCTCAATGTTGTGCTGCGCCACCACCACGTGCGTGTAGGGGCGCGCGCTCTGCCGCGTGGCCACCGTGCCGTTGTCCAGGAGGTGCTTGAGTGTTGGTTTTTTGGCCATGGGATTCTCTCTCGGTTGGTTGTTGTTGGTTGGTTGCGATGTTAGAAACGGCCGCGGTTGGTCCAGTAGTCCAGGCACGCCTCCACGCACGCCTTGGCGTCGCGGTCCACATCCGCGTCCGTGAGCTCGCGGGTGGTGGGTGCCGGCGCCAGGGCGCGCGCGAGCTCCGCCTGGAGCTGCGCGAGCGTGTTGGCGTTGCAAGTCAGCCGGACCGCGCGGTAGCCGTAGGAAAACCGGAGCCCGGGGAGTTTGGTTTCCACGGTGACGGTGATGGCAAAGCGCCGCGCCAGTGAGCGCGCGGTGCGGTACACCTGGGTGCGGGCAACCGGCTCGTGCAAGTTGCCGCCGGCCTCCACGAGCGCGCGCGCCAGGAGGAGCTGGTGGGTGGTAAGTGTGCGTGTGTTCATTCGAGTTGCCTCTCGGTTGGGGTTTTTCGTGTTCTGTCCGTGATTTAAATGCTACTCGCACCTTGCACCGGGTGCAATGGTTGCACTACACTATTTGCACGGACCGGTAACGGTTCCGACAACCAACGAACCAACGAGAGGTGACATATGGCAGTCGAAGCAAAAAGAGGGTGCGGGTATCGCAAGGTGGGCGGCCTTTACATGGTGAGCGGCAACTTGAGCTCCCCGTGTGGCCGGCTCCCGGTGGAGCTCCACGTGTGCCCGGTGTGTCACGGTGGGGTCAAACAAACCCGCGGGTTTCAGTGGGTGAAGCCGGGGCCGCTCCTGGCCTCCCCGGATGGCACGGGCGGGTGCCACATTGACGCGGAGCGGACGCACCTGCGGCCGCGCGGGTGCGCCGCGTGCCCGCTGGACCCGGACAACTTGGCCAAGCTGGAGCGCGCGGGGCTCCTCTGGATTGGCGCCGCGTTCTACCCCACCCCTGGCGATTTCATGCGGGAGGCCGCGGCCCTGGGCGTGAGCCGGCGCATACCGGCCATTCCGCGGGGTTTCCGCCTGGGCGTGGACTGGGTGCTCATGGCGCACCCGGCCGCCCTGGAGCGGGCACCGCGCACGGAGGAGGAGCGGGAGGAGCTGGCGGAGCTCAACAAGGCCCGCGCCAAGGATGAGCTCCCACTCCTCACCGGGGTCACGCGTGGCGGAGTGGTCACCATGTTCCAGCCGGTGCGGTTTGAAAAAATCGTCACCGACACGGAGGCCAAGGATGAGGCCGCCATGGCGGCGCTCGCGGAGAAGGGCATCACGCCGGTGGCGGTCCCGGACAATGACCCGGACCACATGGACCCGCGGGCGGCCAAGCGCCTCCAGGGCGCCCTGGAGCTCGCGCCGGACCGTGGGCCCCTCGCGCGCACCCAGGCGGAGGTGGACGCGTTTGAGGAGGCCGACATTGACGCCCGCATGGCGGAGGCCGCCGCCGCCCAGGAGGTGGACCGTGGCTAAGCGCCGCAAGGTGCAACCGCGCGGGACCATTGAGGGGTGGCCGTTTGACGGCCCCCCCTCCGAGTCCGCCGGAGCTCAGGCCCGGTTTGAGTACGCCACGCGGCGCCTCAAGCTGGCGGAGGCGCGCATGCGGCGCGCGTTCAACGCGTGGGAGAAGGCCCGCGCGGCCGAGCGGCGCGCGGCCAAGGCCCTGGAGCGGGAGCCGGCGGCCGGTCCGCGGCCGCCCGCCGGTCCGGACCCGGAGCTCAATGACGCGCTCACCTGAGCGCGGCACCTGGGGAGGGCGGCCGGCCCACGGCCGCCCACCTCGCCCCACCACCTGGAGGTTTCACGTGGAACGCAACCAACTACTCACCGCGCACCGGTTCCGGGAGCTCCTGGCGGAGCTGGAGCTCACCCAGGCCGAAGCCGCGGAGCACCTGGGCGTGTCCGTGCGCATGGTCAAATACTACTTGGCCGGCGCGCCCATGCCGCGGGTGGTCCAGCTTGCGGTCCTGGGCTCCATGGGCTCCGCGGATGACGTGATGCGCTTATGGGCGCTGAGCGCGCGGGAGCGCGCGTGATGGCGCCGCGGTGTGAGCGCAAGGTCACACGCGGCATGCGCGGCGGATGGTGCCGCAACCCGGTGGCGTACGTGCTCAGCCGCGCGGATGGCGCGAGCGGGCATGTGTGCGCGCGGCATGTGACGTACTACACGGAGCGCGGGTGGACGGCCACGCCGGTCCGGGGTCGCGCGTAGCGCGCCACGGAGCTCCTGGCGCCGCGCGCGGCGCCCCGGTCCGCCACTACCGGCCCCGGGCGGTGAGCCGGCGCCGCGACACGGGCGGGTCACCGGCGGCGGTTTTCGCGTCAATCCAGTCGGACTCAATCCGGGTGATGCGTGCCTCATGGTCATCCACGCGGGCGCCGAGCACCGCGAGCTCCGTGACGTTGGTGAGCACCGGGACCACGCGAGTCTCCAGGACCACCACGCGCTCCCGCACCACCGCCACGTCCTGGCGGAGGTGCACCACGTAGCCGCCGAGCGCCACGAGCACCGTGCACAGCGCACCCAGGCTCGTGGGCGTGAATTGCTCGCGCACCCAATGCCACGCGCGCCAGTACCGGCCGAAGTAAGCGCGGAGCACCTGGGACTCACCCGGGTCCGGCTCCGGCCCTGGCGAGCTCACCGCAGCACCACAAGGCCGTGCCAGTCCACGCGCACGAGTCCGGGGCGGGTCGGGTAGGGGTCCCAAAGCTGCCGCCCGCCCCGGCCCACTATGCAATGCTCATCACACGCGCCCGCGAAGGTCGCGCGCATCGCGCCGCACATGACGTGCTCCAGGTACGCCAACCGGTAGTCATCCAGGTGCTCCCGCGGGTCCGCGATTTCGAGCCGGAGGCGGAGGCCGCCCAGGTACTCATCCAGGTGGGAAAGATACGCGCCCACGTCCTCCACCTGGGTGGGCACCGCCGCGATGGGCACGCCCAGGATGCAAGCCACGCAAGTCTGGAGGCAGTTGCCCGGGTCCAGGTCCGTTTGCGTCAGGGCGCGCATGGCGGTGGTGAGCGCACGGCCGCGCGTAGCCACTCGCGGAGCACCCAGGCCGGCACGCTCACGTCCATCACGGTTGCTTGGCGATTTCCGCGAGCGCATCCCCGGACGCGCGTGCGCCGGCCGAGCTCCCGAAGTAGTAACCCAGGACAAGGATGAGCGCGGAGTCCAGCGTGCCCAGGATGCGGCCCAACACCTCACCGGGAATGCCGGAGGGTCTGTGCCAGCCGAGGATGAGCGCGCCCTCCAGGCCGAAGGTAAGCGCCACCACGCACCACGCAATCAACCGCGGAGTCCAGTCGCGCACCGCCATTTCGCGCGCGCGTGCGCTCGCGGTGTCGGCATACGCAAGCTGCGCGAGCGTCACGCCCACGTCCGCCATGTGCGCCTTGAAGTCGTCCTCCAGCTTGTGGAGTGCGAGCATGGTGGCCGGGTCACCGGCGGTGAGCGCGGCCTCCACGGCCTTGGCGTCCTTGGCGTCGCCGCCGAGTTTCGCCAGGAGCATGGAGGTGGCGGTGCCCGCGAGCGGCCCGCCCAGGGCGGTGGCCACGGTGGGCGCCACGGCCTTTAAAACATCAAGCGCCGGTTTGCTCCAGGTGGGGAGCGCCATTAGTGCAAACCCTCGACGGAGCGCGCCATGAGCCAATACCGTATGCGCTCATCCAGGTGGGAAAAGCCGCCGTTGATGGCGCGCGTGATTTCGCCAAACCGGTCCACGTCCGCCAGGGCGTTGAGTCCGCGCGTTTGCCAAAACCACGCGGCCGAGCGCGCGGCAATGTCGGCCGTTTCCACGAGCGTGGGCGTGCCCTCCAGGTCCACCTGGAGCACCGCGCCGCATGCGCGGTAGTTCGCACGGCCGGTAATCTGGAGGAGGCCGCCGCCCTTGTAGCGGGCGCCGTCCCCCGCCTGGGTGTTGCCCAGGTCCTCCCGGCCCTCATAGGTCACGCCGCTCGCGAGCTCGCGCAAGTAACGGAGCTCGCCGGACTCGTGCGCTACTTGCGCCAGGAACGCCGCGCGGCGCCGCGAGGTGGCAATGGCAAACTCCGACATGGCCGCGGTGAGGGGTCCCGCAAACCGGTCCACGTTGCCGGCGCTCGCGGGCATGATGCGGCGGAGCTCGTCGGGTGTCATGGCGCGCACGGTACGGGCGGAGCCGCCCGCGGTGCGTGACGCGGCGCGCGGTTTCGGAGGTGCGCGGTGTGCTACGGGTCCCGGTCCAGCCGGCGGAGCTCGTGGCGGATTTCCTCCGCGGCCGCCTCCAGCACTTCCGCGTGGTTGCGCAGCGTGGACGCGCGCCCGGGGCGCACGTCCTCCGCCGCGGCCGCGTGGGTGGAGGTGGCCACGG